AATTGTTGAATACTTCCCTTGTTTGCAATAATGTTATTCTTAATTTTATCGTTCCAAAGACCGAGATCAATGAGTTCTCGCATCAAATATCTATTTGTAACAATGAATTCTCCAGCTAATGTGCGTCGTGTATAAATATTGCTTGTCAATGGTTCAAAACATTCGTTGAATCCAAGAATTTGAGATGTACTTGCAGTGGGCATCGGAGCAAGCAATAATGAATTTCTTAAGCCATGATCCACAATAGACTGCTTCAATGTAGACCAGTTGTACCTATCCGATGGAATTACGTTCCACATATCAAATTGCAAAATACCTTGGCTTGCGGGAGACCCTTCAAACGACATGTATGCTCCCCGATGTTTCAAGCTAAGACTGTATCTTAGTGACAAATCTGATACAAGGTTGGTAGTTTCAAAATATTTTGGACTCTGGTTTGAATTATAATCATCCTTTATTTTTTTTGCAATATCATTACTGCATTCTAATGCAGCATGATATATAGTCTCAAATATCTGTTTGTTGACAGTTTTTGCTTCCTCACTACAATAAGCAATATCCATTAGAATAAACGTATCCGCCAAACCTTGAACTCCGATTCCAATTGGTCGGTGCAGCAAATTGCTTTTCCGTGTCTTTTCAGTCGGGTAAAAGTTAATATCTATGATTTTATTCAAGTTACGAGTAATAACCTTTGTCACTTTGTGCAGTTTTTCATAATCAAACTCTTTAGTTTTTGTGTCTACAAAAGTTGGCAAGGCAATAGATGCCAAATTACATACAGAAGTTTCATGTGCATCGGAATACTGCACTACTTCCGTACACAAGTTGGAACTTTTAATGGTTCCCAAATTCTTTTGATTGCTTTTTTTATTGCACGCGTCTTTATACAACAAATACGGAGTACCGGTTTCCATCTGAGAATCTAAAATTTTAAACCAAAGCTCTCGTGCGGAAACTGTTTTTCTCTGCTTTCCTTCTGATTCATATTTTCTATAAAGAGCGACAAACTCACACGAATGTACATCAGATAGACCAGGACATTCATTGGGACAGAATAGACACCATTGTAAATTTTCTTTGACACATTCCATGAACAAATCTGGTATCCATAATGCATAGAATAGATCTCTGGCTCGTTGCTCTTCATCTCCGTGATTCTTTCTGAGATCCAAAAACTGTTCAATGTCTGCATGCCATGGTTCCAAGTATACAGCAAATGATCCGTTTCTCTTACCTCCTTGGTTTACATAACGAGCAGTATCATTGAATACTTTTAGCATGGGGACAATTCCAGTAGATTTTCCATTTGTCCCATGAATAACAGAGTTTGTTGCTCTTATGTTATGGATGTGGAGTCCGATTCCGCCTGCCCATTTTGATATTTGAGCACAGTCTTTCAATGTTCCAAAAATTCCTTCCAAACTATCATCTTCCATTCCAATAAGATAACAAGAGCTCAATTGGTTTCGGTTTGTTCCAGCATTGAATAATGTCGGGGTTGCGTGGGTAAAGTATTTTTGAGACATTAAATCATACGTTTCTTTTATCAACGCAATATCAGTTCCATGTATTCCTACTGAAACCCGCAACCACATATGTTGTGGTCTTTCAATAATAATACCATTTATTCTAAACAAATATGATCTTTCTAAAGTCTTAAAACCAAAATAGTCTATCAGATAATCTCTCTGATAATCAATTATTTTTTCTAATTCTTCCGAGTTTTTACGGATTGATTCCCATGTATCTGGAGATATCATATTTGCATCATAGAATTGGTTCATTACATTTGTAAACGAACCCTCTGTATTTTTATGATTGTTGGAAATAATTATTCTTCCCGCAAGAGTATAATAATCTGGGTGAGTCGCAGACAGTGCCGCACATTGTTCTGCCGTCAATTCATCTAATTGTGTAGTTGTTATTTTATTGTAAAGCTGATCAATTACTTTCATGGCAAGCGATGTGTAGTTTATTTGAATTCCAACTTCAGTTCCAATTCTTCTTATTCTATTTAAAATCTTATCAAATGCAACGTCTTCCAATTCACCGTTTCTTTTTACAACGGTCATATCATTGTTCTCCATAATATTTATATTGTTCAAAAGATTCTAAGTGTTTTTACGAAGGATAATAAACTCCTCAAAAATTTTATTTGTTGGTATTATATATACATGAATAAGATGAATCAATTATTTTTTTTATTTACTTCCGTTGTAATCGCATTGCTTATACCTTCAATGTTTGGAAAATGGAGTGAATCCTTTCAAAATATTTATCTTCCTGAAAGTTTAGACAATAACTCTGTTTCCAATGAAAGCTCAAGATATTTAAATTCTTATCCGTCCACTGGAAGAAATGGAATCTCAAATAATGGATCGGCTCAGATTTGGAAAGATTATCCCATATATGAGGTTGGATCCTACAAACAGATAACAAATAACATTCGCTATCCAAAGAATCCGGATGAAGGTACTTGCATGCCTGCATCCATGTGCAATGCTTTATATAAAGACAAAAAAGAACCATCTCCAGTTGTAAAACCTTTGGGACCAGCTCCTTATTGCCCCGATAGAGCAAGAGTCAATTATTATGACACGGATTCAAGTATGTTGCCATTTTATACGGAAAACAATATTGTTCTCTATTAAGTGCCAACTAAATAGACCCTCTTTGTATCATCAAACGATTCTGTTCTTATTTTGACAATAGGAGAGTTCACAACAGTTTTTCCAGTATCTTTGTTGATACTTATCATGCACAATTCTTCTTCATTTTCCAAATTATCTTTTTTTAACCGTTTTGTGGGAGCCCGATGTGTAAAACCGTGAATTCTATCGTGTTCAACGCAGTCCCATAGTTGTTTCAATTCCCATATATTAGAATTAAACCATACGCGATTTCTTTGCACTAAAACACAACTAAAGTCCTCCAACTTCCAGTAAATATTTTTAATCCACGTGTAATTAAATGCTTTGCCTTGGTAGTCATTAATCATAGTCTCTTCCCATTTAGAAAACTCCTTTCGCTTTGTAATTGTCAATGGTTTATAAACATAAAAAGGGGTTCCATCCGTTTTTGCAAAATATAAAATGACACCCTTTAATAATCCATTTTTACTTAAACTAAAATCTCCGTCTTCGTCAAATATCATAGAGTCTGATTTTACATCGTCCGATTTATATTCTAAAAAGCGTGTTTCTAAGAAATCACATTCATCCAAGTTGCACACTTCCATCTGCAATTGCATTTGAATCCAATATTCTTTTTTAGGGATTCCATCTATTTCTCGGTTTACTATATTTTTTATTTCCAACATACGACCAAAACGAGACGACGACTTGTCTACATTTATACCATCTGGTGATGCTCCTATAAATTTATATACACTATGTTGTATGCATCCAAACTCGTCAACCTTTGTTTTATATTTGTCTTCATATATCATGACGGACAACGGTTCATATTTTTGTCCATGATGCATCGGACTATTTACATTAACAGGTGTTGGAGACAAATCAACTGTTCCAAGCTTACATTTTTCATATATCAATTGATTTTTTACAGTCTGATTTTCAAAGGCTTTATATGCATTACTTGCTGTAATCAAGTTATTTCTAAAATCATACCATTCCTTTGTTCGTTGTTGTGGTTGAGGAATATTTTTAAGATAATCTATTTGTTTCTGGGTTGCATCAATATCAATAATGTGGCTTTTCAAAATAATAGAGTCTGAATACGACCTTCGTGGCATGTAAGAAGAATAAAATAGTTCAACAATTTCATCAAATAGAATGTCAAAATCTTCTTCCAAGTCGTTATTCCAATAAATACTTGAAACAATAGGATCATATATCAGGCTTTTTATTTCTTCTACAAAAGTCTCATGAAAATTTGGTTCTGAAATGCAAGTCGGGTCGTTTGAAATGTATTCTTCCATTAATAATAAAACATTCTGAGTAAATTCCTCTACACTTATTTCATCATAAAGCGACGGCGTATCTTGTGGTAAAATAGAATAAGTAATATCCTCCAATTCATCCACTACATAATTTTTCATTAATGCAATTATGCAAAACTATAATATATAGATATAAATGTAAAATATATCTATATCAATTTTATTTATAAATCTTTGAATCGCCAGGTTTCTAACAACTATAATATTTTATACAATCACTAATGGTTTATCTTTTGACAAATTTTTTTTAGGGGGGAGATTTTTCAGAGTAGAGACTCTTTTATCACAATATTTTAATGTGAAATGGTTTGTTGACTTATTGTAAACAATTCCTGGGATACTTGTTATTTCTCCCGTAGTTTTATCGTAAATAACATCTTTCACCCGACTAAGACGTTTTTTTTCCAAACAATCTTTTAAAAATAATGTTAATTGAGCGCATTCAGTCTCGTCATATTTTTGTTTTTTAACATATGTTTCAATAAAATCTAATATTTTTTTAGTTTTTTGAGTTTTATTAAGCTTTGTCCAAGGTTCATTCTGGTTATTTATATTCTCTTCTTCTAAGAATAATTCTAAATTGGAAAGATCGTTAATGGATTTTGTTTCCTTTATTGGAGCTCCATTCAATAACATAGTTTTATATTTTATATTTTTTAATTCAATGCATTCGTCTGCAATTTCTTCCATTTAGTATAGTATAGGTCTTTAAGTTTAACTCTATTTTTTAGTTATAGTATAATTTTTAAAATCTGCAATAGTTATATGTCTCTTGAAACTAAAAAAATATTAATTGAAGGAAAAAATAATAAGTATCAAATGAAAAAACTAATACATGATCGCGAAGAAAAAAAAAAGATTGGTGTTGATAAATGGAAAATGGAAGAGTCACAATACGAACATCACAAACAATTAGAAGATATAAATGATATACATCGGGGATCATATGAAGAAACTTACTCAAAAAAATTAATTCTTCGTCAATTAGAAAAAAAATTATCAGGATATAAACAACAAGACATTTTAAAAAATATATACAACCCGGTCAAGTTTATTGAACTATCTGCTATAATAGAAAAAATTTCTAAAATTGGATTAAATTGCTATTATTGCAAATGCAACATGTTTTTACTTTATGAAATTGTAAGAGAATTAAAACAATGGACTTTAGATCGTATAGATAATAATAATGGACACAATAGTGATAATGTTGTCATTTGTTGTTTGGAATGCAATTTAAAGAGACGAAAAATGTCCCAAGAAAAGTTTATATTTCAAAAAAATTTAATTATTGTTAAGCATGATAATTAGTTCTCATGTCAAATATATTTTAAGATATATAATTAAACATATATGGAAATTATTGAATGGAAATGGAGTATAGGAAAGAGTTATGAAAAATCGCAGAGAATATATAAAAATAAAATACAACATGACATTCTATCGCAGTTAGATGTGATAAAAGAAAATTCAGCGTATTTGCAAGCATTGAATGAAGATAATACCAGCATGTTTATGACTAATTCAGATCATATGTCAAATAGTGGTTCAAGAAGAGAAGATAGTTGTTATAAAATTGCAGAGAGAGAACTGATATCTCAAATTGGGCAAAATCCATTTTTAAATAGCAATTATATAAACGATATAACAGCAAGCAATGAATTTTTAAAACCTATTTGCACTACGATAGAAAAGAATGAATTAACAAAACCAAACGAATAAAAGCATTTGAAATTAAAAAGATTTAAAACTAATCCATATAAAAATGTATGTCATCATCAAGTATAAATTATACAACCCAAAATGATTTATTGTTGCATAATCTAATGGAGTTTTATAAAGACGAAATTATTCTAAATCGCATGTTAAAAATCATTACTGGAGATTCAAAAATCTCATTACGAATTGTAGATTGGTTTGCTACAAACTATGCAAAAAAATACTACACTAACTACGTTATAGAGGAAGAGCAAGAACGAAGATTCAAGGTTTATGTTGATTATAAATTGAAATTGAAGGCTTATAGTAAAAAACGTTTTGACCCGTTTTGTAGATGGACGCGAATTAGTATTCCTTACAAGGAAGACACTTGCATTGAAACTACTATTGGACAATTAAACTTTTTTAAATGGGCATTGGAAAATAAAGTAATTGACTATATTGAAGAAAATTATGATACAATTGATAAAGATATGAATAATCGCAATAGTACATCTAAGAGAAAAGGTATAAATATTGACAATAGCAAAACTCGCAAGAAGAGAGAAGAACTGTCTGTTTCTGCAACAAAAAGCATTAAAAAGGAAAAGGTGGAAATAGTTGTTCAGTTCCATTAAAAATCAAAACAAAACAAAACAAAACAAATCAAACAAAACAAAATACCATTTAAACGTTAATTCATAATAATAAATATCAAGGTTATTATTATGTATGGGAAGTACATTGTCTATAAAAAAATTAAATTTTGAAGATGTACAATATGTTCAAACGACGCCAAAACAATTCTTATTGTTGAATACACTTCCAGAAAATCAACAAGACTGTTTAATTGTAGGAACTATTCCGGCTGCGAGTGAAGAGGCTATTATAAACCGATTGTTGAATCAGCGCTATTTTTCTTGCAAAATTATAGTATATGGAAGGAACTGTAATGATCACAAATGCTTTGAAAAGTACCAAAAATTAGTAAAATTTGGTTTTACGAATGTTCATTTATATACCGGGGGTTTATTTGAATGGCTAATGTTACAAGATATTTATGGGATTGAACTATTTCCAACAACAAAAAGGGAACTTGATTTTGTAAAATACAAGTCTCCGTCCATATTAAATGGACCTGGTTTATTGGAGTATGGATAAGTTTACGACCGATAAGTTTACGACCGATAAGTTTACGACCGATAAGTTTACGACCGATAAGTTTACGACCGATAAGTTTACGACTTAGTATAGAGGATCCTTGTAATTTAGGCCAAGGTTAGACAACTCATCTGCACGTTTATTGAATGTTCTATAAACGTGTTGAAATTCTATTTTATCAAAAAATTTTGCAATAGATTTGGCATCATTATGCGGATCCATAATATTTGGAGATGAAACCTTGTACTCTCCTTTCATCTGTTTTATAACAAGCTGAGAGTCTCCTTTTACAAAAAGAGTTTTAATATTCATGTTTTTTGCTTGTTGTAGACCGAGAATTAACCCGACGTATTCTGATATATTATTCGTACACATGTCTCCTACATAGATAGCTTGTGCCCATATTTCTGTTCCATTTTTGTATATTACAGCTCCAGCTCCTCCTTTTCCGGGGTTTCCTTTACAACATCCGTCAAAAAACATGGTGTATTCATATTCATGTTTTGGTTGAACTTCTACTGGGTCTGGTTTTGGCACATATTTTTCAAACATTTTATTTACCTTTTTTTGCATAATGATATATAGTAATATATTTTTATCTATATTTATACCTATATTATGAATACAAAAATATATTTGGAGTATTATAATTTCAATATATACGGATAAAATTCCCCCGGGCGATGTTTAAATATGGATGGGTAATTTTCCAATAAAATAAATCCGTTATTTTGAACATTTTTTATGTGACTTTTGCTTACAAAACAATACGCGTATTTTATATTTGTAGTTTTTACAAAGTCACATCTATATTTTACAAGTAACTTTCCTAATCCTATTCCCTGATAATCTTTATCAACGGCTAATCCCATAAAATAATAATTGGGAAATGTCAACAAATTATTTATTTTGTGTTTTATGACACAGTCATCTATTTTTTCATTTAAATGTATTGCAGAAGATGCAATAATTTGTTTACATTCATTTTCAACTACAAAAAGTCTTGTTGTATCTTTTATTTTTCTTATTCCTATCAGATCATTTTTATTGAACTCTATTTTATTTTTATTTATGTCATTTATCCATGTATTTTTAATAAGGTTGTCTATTTTCATGAGAATAGTTTCCGATGCTGGAATAATATCTTTCAATAATAAAGAATTGTTCTGTTTTTTCAAAATAAATACATTTTTCATTAGAAATATTACTATATAATTTACATAGCATCTTTTTTATATAATTACGCAAAAATATAAGCCAAGTTAATGGTGCACATCCTTTATTTTCATAATATAATTTGTGTAATACAATTGAGAAAACAAGCCTATTAAAATAGTGACATATGAAACAAAAAATTTTATTAGATTATAGTTTATTTCAGTTTCAATTGGAGGTTTATAATAATACAAAGAAATAACCGTTGGAACGGCTAATTGTATTAGCTGCAAAGAAGTTATATATTGTTTTATAAATCTAACCTGTTTTATTTTTAAGCAACATCCTAAATAATAAGAATACATAATTGTATGAACAAATGAATTTACAAATGATGGAATCCAAATACAATCTACTTTATAAACATGAAGAAGATGCCAACAAATTACAGCTCCAATATGGTGGTATTTTTGAAGAAATATCGGTGTTTTATTATTAAGATACAACAAAAAAGTATCAAAAAATTCATAATACTTGGACAAATAAAAATAAAATATAATTTTATTAAACTCATTATTTTGATAATAATAATTGTGTTGAAATACTATTCCACTGTGATACAATATTTTTACTAAAGATAAAAATGTATGCGCGCTAAATACAATTAGTGCTCCATTGTGAAGCAATGAAAAAATATACACTATAGGTTGACTCACCCTTATGTGTTTGGGGTAATAAATGTACCCAATGATTGCAAAGATAGGAGCTACATGATAGTATAACGGGGCATGTATCTGACTCATAATATAAATTAGTAGGAATAATTATTTATATGTATTTACACTATTATTGAATTTTGATCATATTCCAGTCCAATAAATTCTTTGATTTGATTACACCAATTTTTAATTGCGTCGTCGCTTGATTCGTAAATGTCAATATTTCCATCTAAGAACATTTTTGTTCCTGGAATAGAATCAATCATGGAATTATGATAGTCGTGACATTTTTTCAAATAATCAAGTGGAATGTTATCTTCTCCGTTTCTTGAGCGACGCGCTATTCTTTGTTGGCAAATTTCCGGATCTGCTTTTACATATATTATCTTTTCCACTGGAAAATCTTTTGCAAATGTATCAAACCATTTCAAATATATTTGATAATTTACATCCTCTATTTTATCGTCGTCGTATAGCATTTTGGCAAATACCATCTTATCTGTGTGTAAACTCCGTTCAGTAATTATAATTGCGTCTGGATTATTTTCAACTGATTCTTTAAGAAGAGCAAGTCTTGAAATGTATGCCATCATTTGAAACGAGAAAGAGTATGTTGTCTGATCTTGGTAAAATTTTTGAATCATTGTTTTTCCTGCCGAGTCTTTTATTGACTCCCATTCGGATACAGGTTCTCTCAAAAATATCATGGTTGGGATTTTAGAAAAGAACTCTTTTAGGTTTTGCAACAACGTAGTTTTTCCTGAACCAATGTTTCCTTCAATGGAGATAATAGTTGGTGCCATGGTATAGTAGGTTTGTTATCTTTAAATTTTTATAAAAAATTAGTTCAATTTTACCACCTTTGGGAAAGGTGGAGCCAAAACTACCAATAATTTAGCATTATCCACCGGGAACCCAGGATAAATTTATGGATTTTTCATAAAAATAACATGTTATGAAATATGATAAGGATTTATCCTGCCCTTCGGGCAGGAGGGGGCG